CGTATACTGTCCGGGTCAATAATTGTTCTGACGGGGTTGGCATTAAGCCTCCTAAGAAAAATACCCGGGGCCTGTTAAGACTCCCGGGTTGGTACTACTGGTACTGAAATTTAGTCTTTCGCCATATTCATCAGCGGCAGTACTAAGGGTAAGTTGCGAAATGGTAAAATACGGGTAGCGTCCTCTAGACTCAAGGGGCTCTGTAGGTACTTCCACGCATCGTCGGCTAAACTAGCAGCAGGTGCTATGAAGTTGCCCACGAAGTCTGTCTCTACCGCAGCCCGCCCACCCGTTGGGCGGAGGCTCATGCTGTCCGGCATCACTGCGCTAACAGCATCAATAAAGTCAGGGGCCATGCCCAGCCCCGCCACGTAGTTCATGGCAGCACGGGCAATGTGTTGGGGCTGTAATCGCTCTTCTAGGTACGCCTCTTGGTCAGGTCGCCCTATGCTGGACGCGTATGTCCGCGCCATGTAGATAGGCGCAGCAAGGCTCATAGCCCCGAGAACAATGCCTACGGCAGCAGCAGCGCCCCGGCTGTTACGCTGGCGCCCCCATTGCTTCTCCATCGAAACGATAGGGAAGGTGCGGAACTGGGTCATCATCTTCAACACGCCCTCATGTGCCCACTTACCGCGCTCCCCGATGAATGTGCCCTGAATGATCTGGCTGTTCCCCCGCCACACGGCCTGAATGAAGGCTTCGCGCATATTGGGGTCACTCATCTTGGTAACGTCGAACTGAAAGAGCCGCCCATTAGCATCAAACTTGGCGATGGTATCTAGTTCAGCCCGCATAGCTGCCTGTAGTTCGGGTGTGATACCGAACTGCTGTAAGGCGATGTCGTTTTTACCCTCACGGATATACCGCAAAGCCTTGTGAACGATCTGCTCTGCCATGCCACGCTGCTGGGCGCTGTGGATAGCCCTCCAGAATGAGAGTTTGGCCTGTAGGTGCCCACCGCCGCGCAGCAGCCTGTCTGTCAGGGTCAGGGTATCCTGCCCGTAGGTTGGCATTGTGTTGCTTGGGTTGTCGTAAGGCATGACGATCTTGTAGGCGTCTGTTCCAAACTCCGCCCCGCCCGCAATCTCAAGACTACCGATGATAGGGTTATCTACTTTCTGGCCGCGTGACAGGGCAATGATTTCTTGCCGTAGGCGGGGGATACCCGCAACGCTCTCCATGGTCCTCATGGCCCCCACGTGAGCAATGCCTGTAATACTCTCAGAAATCTGATTGTACACAATGCCCCCTAACCGTACTAGGGTGTTAGCACTCATGGCCCGCTCCATCCATTTAGGGGTAGCGGAACCAAAGGGCTCGCCCATAAGCTCAGCAGCAACTTGATCGAATGCATCAAGCTCCCTCAACGAGGCCTTCTTACCGTCCTCGCCAAAGGTCATAGCCTTGCGCAGCAAGTCCAGCCCGGGTTTACCCTGTACGCCCTTGAGCGCCAGCGCTACCTCGCCGCTTGCTCGCTCAACCTGACTGCGCAACAACTCAATTGGGTTAGTCTCAAAGATGTCAAGTAGTTTGAAATCCCCACCTGCCGTGGTGTACACCTTGTTCAGGTCAAGCTCAATACGGCCTTTGGTGTAGTTAGCCGCACCCTTCTTGAAGCGCTCCATGTGCGCCTTGATCTGGTCAGCGGGCACCTGCGCAGCTTTAAGGGCTTCTTCAACAAGGTCGATAGACCCCGCGTTGTTGCCTCCGATGTTGCTACCGTTGCCGCCCGTTGCCCGGTCCTGCACCCTTTGCATGTACCGCGACGCCAGCATGTCCGAGAAGCTAGCATCCCAACCCTCAATCGTGATGAACTGGTCCACCAGCGCCTGATGCATTACCTGCCGCTGCTCGTTGGTCAGGGCCATGAAGCCCCCAGCGCTCACCCTGTGGGGTACATAGCCGATACTGTCAGCAGGCAGGCCGGCAGACCCTAAGGTCTTGGCATCTACCTGTGCCTTAGCCGTACGGGTAAACGCCGCCTCTATCACGTCTGCCGCGCCCTTGACGTTGGGCTCTGTGGTAACAGGGGCGCGAGTAGCTCGCCGTGCCTCAATCTCTGAGGTCACGAGCTTCTCGAACTCAGCGCGGTTCTTACCGCCCACCATGTTGTCCTGAAAGCCACCGGGCTTGTCCTTAGACCAGAAGCGATATGCTGAGTCGAAGTCATTGATGGCGTTGTCCATCATAGCCCGGTACACGATGTGCTTCTTAATCGCAGCCGTGATACCTCTCTTAGCCTGCACCCCGCTAGCATCCTCAAGTAGTTCACCTGCCACCCAACGAACCAACGGACTCTTGGACTTGAGCATGATTAACCCGGTTGAGGCTACGTTGAACACATTGTTGTCAGCAAGGTTCTGTGCCCGTTTCTCGTACTCTGGCGTTAGGGCAGGTGCTTTCTGCTCTGCTTGCTTGTGCAAGTTTAATATAGCCTTGACCTCATCCCGCTCAGTCTTGGTTGCTACTGGGGCAGTGCCTAGCCCAAAGCGATTAGCATCAGGGTCTCGGAGGATTGATGCCACTATGTCAGCAGGTGTGTCTGCTTGTGCTGCTGGGGTAGAGGCTGGCTTCTTTAGCGTCAGTGTCTTACGTGCCTCCGCCACTACTGGGTCAGCGCTAAGTGTCTCGAAGAACTCCCGATACGCATCGTTGACCCCGAGGTCTGCCCGCTTAGCGAAGGTCAGCCAAGCAATCGCGTTAGCAATAGCGGCTTTGACGATCTGGATTACCTTGGCGTGGAGCCCAAAGCGGTTAGGCCCTGCGATGTCCTCGTCAATAAACTTACCGAACTGCTCGGCGCTAAGCTCGTCCCAGTTAATCTCGTACTTGCCCTCGACCTGCGGTGACTGGGCTAAGTCCGGCTTAAGGCGGGGGTTGGTCACGCTGTATCGCATACCCCGGGCTTCGTTACCGTCTACCTTCTTAGCAGCTTCTGTGAATGCCGCAAAGGCGGCAAGCAGCTTAGCCTTTATTTCAGGCGTTACTGTGGCAATGTGCCTGTTGAACACCGCGTGCCCTATCTCATGTACCGCCGCCCGTACGGCCTGTGCTCCCTCTAAGTTAGGGTCTAGCCGAACAAGGGCGATCTTGTCAGTTACCTGCGAAATGTCGGCATTAGCCCGTACACCGTCAGGCATCTTAACCTCGCCGCTGTGCAGCACGATTGTGGTGTCTTTGAGGAACCGCTTAGCTAGCTTGGTAACTGTGTCGAAGGCAGCGCCGTGTTTAGCCAGCATTGCGGGAGTAATGTGTACTCCTGCCCCGAGGGCTTCTAATCCCTTGAGGTCTTTAATCATCCCACCTGTACGCTCAAGGATTTCAGCCTCGTACCTACCACCAGCATCAAAGTCCGCCTTACGGGTTACCAGCTTCTCTAGGGTATCGAACTGCCCCTCTGGTACAAGCGCAGCCTCTGGTATAGCTGCTGTAGGGGCTACATCTGCCTGCGCTACCGGGACACTCTCTACTGACAAACTATTATCAGCAACCGTAGCCTGCTTGATGGGCTCATTAGCCTCAGCTACACGCTGTGCTTTAACCTCTGCCACCACCTGCTCGGTGGTAGCCTCTGGCCCCAGCTTAGCTTGCGCCTTAGCAACGGCCTCAGTCTCTTGTGCCCACGCTGTATCATTGACGCGCTGGATAAGGCCCTCTGTGCGGGCAATGGCCCCAGCCCTGTGGGCCAACGTACCTGCTCCGGCACCCAGCAGCCCGTCCGCTACGCCGCTAATCAATAAGTCCGTTCCGTTAAAGCGGCCCTCCAACAACTGTGCTGTAGCCTCAAGGGCCGTGCCTCCGATAAGGTTCTCAGCTACGCTAGAGGCAATAACCGCTGTGCGACTTGCCCCACCCGCTGCCATAGCAACTGAGCCCACGCCCTTAGCAGCCAGAAGCTGGGGCGCAGCCAGCGCCATAACCCAGTTAGTCGGGCTCACTATCTCAGCGCCGAAGCTAGCAGCGATACCTAGGCCCGTGCCTTGGCTCATCAGGGTAGTAACCCGTGCGCGTTCCTCGTTGAACTCTCGCAGCACCTTGTCAGCAGCAGCGGGGCTAGTAGCCGCTGAGTAGTCCTCAAGCAGGGTAGCGTCCCCACGCAGACCATCTAGCTTCCTGTAGTCAGGCTTGAACCCCGGCTCGGCGGGGAACTCATCGCCCCAGATACGCTCTTTCAAGCTGCCCCAGATACGGGAGTCAGTGTTCTTATCCCATGCAGCGCCAACGATGTCCCCGAAGCCCGGCATGTTAGCCTCTGTGGTTTCCCGGGCAAGGCGGTCCTCTTGTAACTCTGCGGCCATGTCCCTGTTATGGGGCCGGATGGCTGTGCGCTGGATGCCCAGCTCCATAGCCGTGAGTGGGCGCAGTGGACGAGGGCCTGCTGGGGGTAACCCCATACGACCCGCTACCTGCTCAGCGTACTGCACTGTCGTAGGGGCTTTAGGATTCTTGAGGTCCCCAAACTCTACGATGCTACCGCCCTTGATCGCCTTAGGCCCGCCGTAGTAGTAGGCAGCAGCCTTGCGGGGGTCCGCCTCTGCGGCACGCCATGCCTCAGCCATATAGGCGTCTGAGGCTGCTTCATTGTGGGCTGGGTTTGACCAGTTGTAGTCAGCAGGGATTGCCCCTGTCTTTTGCAGCCCTTTAAAGGTAGACTCTAGAATCTGCCCTTTACCGCGTGCCCCTGCGTAGTTGGGCTTGTCTGTTGGCACAGCCCCGTTACCGGACTCTTGGCCGTACACTGCTGCTTTGAACTTGTCAAACTCATCCATAATGTTCCTTAGTTATTGGGTAATCTTACCTACCGAGAGTCGCCCTTCTGGCACTGCTTTCTCAGCCTGCCGCGCAAGCACCTTAGCCACGGCCTTAGCCTCTGGGCTGTTGGCGTCGCGGGTAGCCCACGTGCTATGGACCTCCTCACCAGTAAGGTAAGTAATGCGAGGCTTGTTGTCTGCACCTACTCCGAACAGCGCCATGTGGGGCACCTTGCCGATATCTGGAAGCTGCACAACCGTTGGCGTACCTTCGATACCTACCCTACCAGCATACGTCGAGATGGCTAGCTTAGTCGCCTGATTGATCTGCCCATTCATGGCCCCCTTCTCCCGGGTGTTGCCTAGCAGCCAGTCATCTAGCCGAGTTTGCCCGGGGCGCTTAGTCCAGTACGTACCACCAAGCTGCACAATGTCACGGTTCTCTGACTTGGCTAGCTCGATGGCCTGATCTACGGGAAGCTCCTTAGATAGGAGGGGGTAGATTAAGTTCTTAAACCCCTCAGGATTCTCCAGTGGCACAGTGTCACCGCCAAAGCCCCGACCAAGAAATGCCAACGCCGCGTTATCCTTAAGCTCACTAAGCACAGCGTCATTACGCTTACCGCTAGGGGCAGGCTCCGGCTGCACTGCTAGCGCCCGTGCTGCAAAAGTGCTAAGCTCAAGCGCCGTGGGATTGGGTACGGTCATGCGTAGTTTGTGGTAGCGGGCCATAGCATCTTTCTGTGCCCCGGCGTACTGCTGCGCCACCACTTCGCCCCGCCCGCCAGCAGCCTCTACCAACGGCTTATACAGCTTGGTGTAGTAGTTGTCTAGCAGTACCCCGTCGCCAGTAGTGGCTGCGCTCTCTACGGCCTGCGAGTGCAGTTGCTTAAGGTCGTTGTCGAACACAAGGACCTGCGACTGCTGGGCAATAAAGAAGGCGTGCTCCTTAGTACCACCAATTGCGTTACGAGCATAGGCCATTACAGCCTCTACCTCAGCGGGCTTCTTACCAACAAGAATGGTAGCGCCCTGTGCGGGGTCCATAGCAAGCGCGAAGGTATCCCGCACTGCGTCCTGTGCCGCCTGCTGGCGGATAGCGTGTGTGGCCCCACTCTTGGCTTCTCGCTCAAGGGCAGCAATACGTTGCTTCTCGGCTACCGCCAATTGCATCTGCTCGCCCATAATATCCCGGGGGTCTAGATAGTCCCCATGATCGCCCTTGAGTTTACGATACTCGTTGTTGATAGCATCAGCCGCAGCCTGTATAGCTGCTGGGTTCTTACCCTCGGGCTCCATGCTAAGCTGTTTGAACTCCAGCACCTTGGTGTAGAACTCTACGGGGAGCTTGGTCTTGGCCTCAGCCTGCGCCACACTGTACGCCCGCTTGATCTTATACTGGTCGTCGGCCTCTAGCTCAGCTAGCTTTCCGCTCTGCTCCATCACGTACATCGCCCGAAGGTTACCACCCATGATTGACTTAGCAGCGCTCTGTGCAACGAGCCTGCTGTGTAGCGCTGGTTGAATCTCGGAGTCCCGCACCATACCGCTCATGGCTGTAACACCCGCCGCCATAACATCATCAACGGTCTTAGTAGCTCCGGGCTCGCCAGCCTGCGCAGCATTAACCTGTAGCAGAGCAAAGCCCGCGTCATACGCCTGCTCTGTCGCTGTCTCGCGCAGTTCCTGTTGGTAGCGGATATGGGCCTTCGTCTGGCCCTTCATGACTGCTGGTAGAGTAGCGCCGACCTGCTGTACGATCATAGCGTTAGTCGCAGCATCTCCGCCAGACGTAGCCTCCGCGATCTTGCCTGCTGTGTACTTGGACATCTCAGTCGGAGATAGCTTACGCAGTTCCCCCATGTTAGTCTCGAAGTCCACGGCCATAGACGTAGCCTTAGCTGAGGCCGAGTAGGCCCTAGCCCCATCGACTACGCTGGACGAACCAAACAGACCAGAGAAGAAAGGTTGTTCGTTAACAATCTCTTCAATGGCCTGTCCGCTTGCAGCTTTCTGCATCCCCTCTACGTACTTCAAAGTACGCTCAGCCTCTAGCTGGGGCTTAATCAGATCGCCCCCCAATCGGGCTAGCGTCTGGAATAGGGTATCCCCTTTCGGGGCGGTAACCTGTAACGCCTGTGCTGTCCGCACGGCTGCCCCGCCTGTAGCGCTGTTGCGCAAAGAGCCCCGCTGCATCGCTGTAGTCTGGGGAACCCCGGCCCGCTGGCCGCTGGCAAACGTCACCGTCTGCCCTAGCCCCTCGGTGGGGGCGCCTAGTGTATTATCATTTGCCATAGCGGCCTCGTGTTAGTACCCAGCGTTCTGGGCTTTAATCTCGGACTGTCGGAAAGACTGCTGAGCGGTATTAGCCGAGGGTTTGGGCGTGTTGAAGCTAAAGGCGTTAGCCATATTAGAAACAGACTGCTGGCCCATGATGTCAGTGTATAGGTTGCCTGCCCGCACCTGCTTAACCGCAACATCTAAGCTGTAATCCAGATCATCTGACACCTCGCTACTATCTAAGGAGTCAAAGCCCGCCTGTGCGATCTGACTAGCCCGCTGGCCCGCATCCCAGTCGCCCTGCTTTGCGGCCTGCTCAGATCGCTGCTGGAGCCGCGCTTTCCTCAGGGCAGTAGTACCGTTCACAATGTCTGCTACGCCGCCTGTGAGCCCGCTGAGGGCCGCTGCTGCGCTCTGTGCGCCGGCCTGCTCCGCGAATGCGATCTGACTTTCAAAGTCGTCGCTCGTCGCGCTGTCTTTGGCCCGCCTGTAGTTAATGGTTGCGGCCTCAAGGGCTGAGCCTGTATTCTCCATTACCCGGGCATTGTTAACCCCGAGCGTGTACCGTGCCAGCCTATTACGGCTAGTCCGTAGATCGTTGTTAGCAGCCCGCACCAAGTTACTGGCGTAGGCGTTAGCCGAGTTAACTGTGTTGGTAGCGCTAGCCTGCGCCTTGGCCGTGATGCCTGAGCTAATGCCCATTATGGCTTTAATAGCAAAATCTGCTATAGCTGCTTCTCCTGCCATACATTCTCCTTAGAACCTCTGGACTCGATTAAAGAACTGCCCGCTCCACTCGAGGGCGGTTACGGTCAGAGGATACCAGCGACGGGCTGAGATAGTCAGATCATACTGCCTAGTCTCCCTGCCTACTGGGATGTTGTGTTGCCCTGTAGCAATGGGCTCGATGCCGATCACGTTGGTGGGGTCACCTAGGATACGTCCGTTAAAGGTAACATCAGTCACCACGGAATCCCGGTAGCTTAAGGACCAAGTAAACCCCGTAGAGTTCTTAAAGGCCATCACTAGCTTGCTGATTGTTAGCCGCCCGCTAAGGATAGCCTTATCCTTGTTGTCCCTCATGAAGGGATTAGTCGGGGTAAAGGACGCAGCCTGTAGGGCACCCACCACCAGCCCGGGCTCTCCGGGATAGTTGGTCTGTAGGGTAGCGATGCCCGGAAGCAGCGTACCTGTCAGCCTGCGTGTGCTACGGAAGTCGAATGCGCCTGCCCAAGACTCACCGCCCGTTAGGGCTAAGCTACCTGTACCGGGACTAACCAATGCGTACTCTCGCTGTGAGTCAAGGTACGGGGCACTGCTCAGGCCCGTTGTAGTTGGGCAGAAGTCCGCCACGGCATACACCCGGCTACCCGCACCAACCCTTAGCGATACTGTGACCAGCCCGTCTGTTACGTTGGAGAATCCTACGATACTGCCTAAGGCCGCGTTAAAGTCCCACCGGCTCCATGCATCCATCTTACGCCCATCGGGCTTATCGAGGTACGCGAATACGTACAGGCTGTTCTGTGACTGGTTAGTCCGCATGAATAGCAGGGATGGGCTGCCCGTAGCGCTAAGCATCTCGGTTACCCCGCCGTTAATGTAGCGGTCGATCTGGCTGGATGCTGGGAAAGCCTCAGGGGACTTGTCGTTCTGCCCGGGCTGAATCTGGAACACGTTAGTGTACTGGTCCCCGCGCTTGACGAAGAAGATAAAGCCCCCGGCTGCAACAGGCGCTGCCTCTGCCGCTGCCCCGTAGCTAGCCATGACTGGCATACTAGCTGAGGTGGGTGTCAGGGCGGCTGTGCCACTGATGACGTACTGCCTACGCTTACCAAAGACCACGAGGTCCTGATCGTACAGGGTGCTGTGGAATAGCTCGTCATCCTCGCTACCTTGTGGCATCATCTCAAAGGGGTCGCTAGCTGGCAACGTCAGCACCGTAGTGCGGAAGAAGTTCAGATAGTCATCCGTCTGTGAAACAGCCAGCGCACCGCCCGAGCCAACAAGTAACCGGTTTTGGAAGGTCCCGAGGTAGGTAACCTTGCGGCCAACAAAGAAAGGCGCGGGTGCTGAGTCGTTATCCCCGGCGGTACTGACCGGGAATGTTGGGTGGTCCCCTGCGAGGATGGTTGTAAGCAACGCAGCGCTGCTAGCAATGTAGAGGTTACTGCCGGAGATAGTGGCATAGGTCAGCCCGCCTGTAATAGCGTGCTCAATACCCGCGCCCTCTACCCACGTAACCTCGGTGTAGCCCGTAGTCACGAAGGAGTCCTTAGCCACTGCCTTAAGGTAGTAAGCCTCTTGGCTGTTCTTGCTACGGACCTTAACGACCTTACCCACAAAGTGGATTACTGAGACTTTCTCAGCGGATTCAATCTCGTCAGCGACCCCAATCAGCAAGGACCCGTCGCCGCCGTCATCAGTCTCTAGGGACTTGATGGGCGCAGTAAGATCAAAGCAGATGTGCGAGCCATTGCGGGTGGCTGTGTAGCCCACCCCATTAAGGAGAACCTTAAGCTCTTCGGCAATAGCAGCAGGCTGCACAGCAGCAGCAGCTTCGCCAATCCATGCGGTCACGGCTGAGGTGTACGCATTAACGCGATCGTTCACCAGCTTGGTATAGTCTGGGCGGGTGCCTGATACCGGTAGCGTGGCTACGAAGCTCGTAGTGTTGGTAGCCCCACTTACGTGGGTCATCGTTACCCCAGCCACAAGCTGAGCCTCGCCTGCGGTAGCGTCAGCAAGTACAAGCCATAGCTTGTTAGCATCGGCCTTTACCACTAGCTTCCAGTTACGTGTACCATCGGACCACAAGGAGTTGTTGTCAACGTCGGCCTTGCCGTGGGCCGTAACCGTAGTCTGCCATTCGTAGCTAGAAATGTCTGCTGTGTTGAGCACGCCCTGATAGCTGGACTTCGGGGTGGTGTAGCTCACCTGAATCACGGCCCCACTCTGGCGCCTGACTGTGATCTTAAAGGTGCGGCCATAGGCCCCGCCCCTTACCCACACGACGCCCTTAGCGAGGTTGTCCGAGGAGCCTTGCTTGTCTGTGCTAGTGCCCGTAACCACCGTAGCGTTACCGGCTGCAAAGAGGTACTTGCCGACTGAGGTCAGCGCAGATATGCCGCCAGTCTCAAGAGAGTCTAGCCCGGTATCCGTAACAGGGCGAACCAAGTTAAGGAACACCTTGTCTGTCTTGTTGTACACCAGCGCCAGTGGCATGGGGTTAGCGCTAGCTGGTCGCGCTGCTTTGCGGTAGAGAACAAGGTACTCTTTGCCCCCGTTGTCGAAGTCATAGCTTACCCAGTTAGCCACATCGGCCTGGTAGCTAGCGATCTGCGCAGCGCTTAGCGTACTCAGGTGCTGCTCTCCCTGCCACACGGAACCGTGCCTGCGGGTAAGCCCGTTCACTGGGTCGCTCAGCATGTTGATCTGCTCGGTGTGTTGCCCGTCAGCCCGGTCTTGGGGCACCTGCTGGGATACACCCCGAAGCAGGGATGCGTAACTGTTAGCTGCTTTCATGTCTACCTCAGTATCGTAGGCGGCGCGTTACCGCCTTGATGCGGGATAGCCGGGTGTTGCTGTTAATCAAATTTACAGATAACTGCCGGATGTTCTCGGAGTTAGCTGCAATGCGGCATAGCGTCCATGACTGGACTAGCTCTTGACGCTTACTGTTATCGGCGTCGAAGTTGGACTGGAACTTAAGCACGGCCTCTGCCGCGATCAAGTCGTTAAGCACAGCGGGCAGCTCCTCGAATGGAACCTCGCGTACTAACTCGCCAGTCACATCTTCTGTGATAACGTAGGTACGTGCACGGGTATCGTATAGACGGAGCCCGCGCTCAATGAGCCAAGGCTTAGCCTGCTGGCGCACTAGCTGATCTGTACTGCGTACATTGGACTGCCACTTAAGAGCATCGCCCGGTAGCTGAATGTGCCCGGTTACGGGAGCAGGGCTAAACGTAGCTGTCTCAGTATTACACCACCAACCCGGAGCTTGCACGCGCCGGTTGGCGCGGTTCAGGGCCTTCTGCGCAGAGCCCTTAAATTCATGGGGCTCCAGCAAAGTGTTTAAGGGTGTCTCGCCCATAGTGGCAAGGCACTCGTTGATTACGTCGAGGGTTGAGGCCATAGGGCTCCTTAGCGAAAAAAAAAACCCCTCCGGTTAGGGAGGGGTCGGGTTGAAAGTTATAGGCAGGAGGCTACTCCTTGTGAGAATAGCCAACTGTCTATAGCCTTAGGGCTTGAGAATCACACCGCTGAATTCGGCGCGGTTAGGGGTAACGCCGTAGCTCATGTGAGCATCGACGAACCACTGCTTGGTAACCTTGTCGTAGAAAACATCGGTAGTCAAGGGGATAGTCTCACCGGCCAGCAAAGCGCGGGGAGAGAACACGGAAGCCACGACCTTGGAGAAGTCGCCATCGTAAGCAGTGCCCAGCAAGTGAGAACTGATAACGCTACCGCCCGGGAAGTTGGTCGAGGACATAACGGGGACGCCGTAAGCCTTGAGCAAGTGGCCCTGAATCGAGGTGCCTTCCGAGGTCTTGTACGTACCGTCAATCAACTGCTCGTTCTGGAGCAAGGTGTAGAACTCAGCAGGGCGAAGGGCGATAGCCACATCGTCGGTGCGAGGATCAACGTCCTTCTCTTCCAACTTGACGAACAAGTTAGCGATAGCTGCGTACAGCTTGGCTGGGTCGAGGGCATCGCCAGCGGCAGCAAGGGTCTGCTGCGAACCACCGAAGTGACCAGCAGGTTTGCCAGAGGCGCCCGAACCTTTGTAGGTGGACTCAGTGAACAACGCGGCCTTGATAGCCTGAATGAAGAAGGACTGGTCCCAGAACTTGGCGATCTTCTTACCGTGCTCCATACCGATTTCCTTACGGGAGTCGTAAGAGGTCTGGAAGGTTTCCAGCAACGGGAGCACAGCACGGGCCAAGATGACGGTATCAATCGTCAGGGTGCGCTTAGCGAAGTCGGTGTTCGTACCGTCGATAGGCGAACCCGGAGTAGCCTTCTGCAAGGTGGACTCACCAACCGCGAAGTTAGTGATGGTCGATGTGCCCTTAACAGGGCGAACGGTAACCCAGCCCTTGAGGGCGGCTTTGCGTTCGATAGTGGATTCCACGATGCCGGTGAACTCTTCCAAGTGCAGGGCAGAAACGGAGCCAGATTGATTGGATTGCCCGGGGCGGACAATGTTGTACGAGTCGTCAAGTGCCATGTTGGCTCCTATTTAAATGTTGCTAGACCTACCGATACACGATAGGTATTGGTACTACTGGTACTGAAACTCAACCGCGATGTAAACCACGGCGACGCTGTAGATCAGCGTACTCTTTGCTACCTTCTAACCGCCCTCCCAGCTTGTTGTTAAGGGCCTGCACAGCGGCAGAGTATTCCTTAGAGCTAAGCGGCCCGTTAGTTGCGTTAGGTACACCACCGCCTGAGCCGGCATTAGCCAGCGCATCACGGGGGTTAACCTCTACGTTGTTAGCACGGGCATAGGCCCTAGCCAGATACTGCACTGCGCCCTTAGCGGCCACGCCGCCTTGGTTCAGCAGGATATTAATCTCGGCCTTCTCCTCCGGGGTGGCGCTTGTGCCCGCCCACGCTTTGATGGCATTCCAGTTCTCCTCCCCGCCTGCTTCCTTGTAGACGGCCTCACGGCCCGCTGTGGCCTTCTTCTCGGTCTCTGCTGCTGTGCGGGTATAGGCCACCTCGCCAAGGGCTACGAACTGTTCCCAGCCCTGCACACCCTTAGCCGCTAGCGTGGCTTTAAGGATGGAGAAGTCCCCGTCCTTAGCTGCCAGCATAGCGGGGTGGTTAGCGTCGATGCCTGCCTTACCCACGAAGTTCAGGGCCATGTCTAAGCCCACGTCACCCGTAGGTTCGTACTCGATAGCGCCTGATGGGTCTACTGGGGCCTCAGCAACTGGGACTACAACGACCGGCGCTGTGTCCAGCAGGATACTCTCTGGGGCCTTAGCCTCTACTGGTTCGGCTACGATAGGGTCTGCTACTTGATCTGTCATGTTATTCCTTAATCATCCAATCTTCGGCCAGCACGTCTGACTGACTAGCAAGCCACGGCACTACCTTGTTATCGGCAGTCTTCATGTCAATGTGGGGGCAATAGGTAACCTCTGCACCCTCAGGGTAAATACCAAGAAGTGGCGGGCGGCTTACTTTGAACACACTACCCGGTACGAGGAAGAGGAACATGTCCTTACCGTTCCAACCTACCCGTGTAACCTTGCGGCCTGTTTTCAACAGGCCAACTGCTACGCCAAAATCAAATGTTGTCATTGAGGTTGTCCTTGTGCGGCGACTGTGCCGGCTTCTGTTGCTACTGTTTCACCAACGCGTTGCTCTGCCTGTGCTTGCTGCACTTGCGCAAACTCTGCGTCAGTCATGATGAACCTACTAAGGTCGATGTTGCGCCCTTGGCCGATGAAGGATGCTACATCCTCCCACTTCATACGGGCTGCTAGCTCTGGGGGTACGTTAACCACTGAGGCCATGTCACCCATTGCCATGCGGAAGTTCTCTAGGTCACCGTTACGGCTAAGGGCGTCAAGCCCGGTAACGATAGTAACCTCTAGGTCTGCTCCGTTAAGGTCCAGCTTGATGGCCTCGAACAGCCAACGGGCTACGGGCTTCTGCAAGCTACCTGCTAAGGTAGAGTACACCCCGCCATAAGAAGTCTCAAGCTCTTGGGCAGTCATGCGGACTTCTTCCTGCGTGACTCGCTCAGCGTCTCTGATAACGGCACTTCCCATAAGGAAGCCCCGGCTAACCCGCCGCTCGTACTTGTCGAGGGTTTCGTTAGCGACCTGCACTGCGATGGGGTTACCACCCTGTGTAGCTGCAACGTCAGAGGGTAAGCCTGGGAGGGCGTCACCGTTCTCGCTGTTGTTCATGTCCTCAATGCTGGTCTGTCCCGTGGGGTTAACCATGAAGCGGAACTCTGTGCCAAGAACGGCACCATCCACTACGGACTCGCTAAGGACGCTCAGAGCCTCGAAGTCCCCAACGTACTCTTCCACTAGCCCGGTCCCGTAGTCGCTCTCGTCTGCGATGTCCCAAGTGATAGCTTGGTAAGGCAGCTTGTCGGCAGGCCAGCGACCATCGAAGGCTACAGGAAGCCGGTACTCGTTAACCCATTGGCTCATGGAGTACGCGCCGTTCTCCTCGCGCTTAATCCACTTGTAGAACTCTACCTTGGTATCGTCGTGGAACTGCTTGCGGTACATCTTGATGATGTCTTGGTCAAGCTCGTCGAACTTAACGTGCTCCTTGACGCAGAGGTGCATCACCTCGCCCCAGATGTTACGCTTAACCACGTAGTTCTTGAGGCCGATGACCCGCATACCGCGCTTCTCCAGCACCAGCAGGACGTTACCTGCTACGACTAGGTGGCGCATGACTGCGAACAGCTTAGGTCGTTGGCCCCGAGCATCAAGCTCCTTGATCGCTTGGCGCTCCCCGTTAGCAAGGATACCCTCAAGCTGAGTCTCGGTTAGCTTCATAGCCTCGGCCTGCTTCTTGGCCTTAGGCCCAGCCTGCAACTTAGCGAAGGGGCGGGACGGGGCGAACATAGCAAGCATCAGCTTATTGCTAAGGTGGTTAACTGCCTGTGCCCCGATACTCTGATAGTCGTGAGACTCATCGGTGTTGTCAGAGTCATAGTTGTCTGGGTAGCAGACCTTGGGGATTGTCAGGGCGGCGTATCGTTCTACCCGGGTGATTAACCCAGTGCGCTGCCCTGAGCACGCCATCCATAGTTCGGAGGCTGAGTTAAACATCTAAATGTTTACCCCGGTGTTGCTGCTACCGATACCGAACTTCTCGCGGCGCTTCTTGGCAGCGCCTGTTGGGGCTACCTCATCAAGCTGCACATCGGCTACCTCGGGGGGCTTGTCTAGCATGTCGCTAGCATTGCTCACTGCTACGTTGCGTGCTGCGGCCCCGGCCTGAGCTTGTGCAGCCTGAGCGGCACTCTGGCGTGCAGCCTCAGCGGCGCTGTTAGCCGCTTGGCGTGTTGCCTCAGCCTGCTGCTTAGCGCCCTCTTCAATGGCCCGTGCCTGCTTGTTGGCCCCAGTAAGGGAACCTACGATCTTCTGTACAAATCCCATTAAGGAACCTCTTTATAAAACGATTGAGTTAAAGGCTTAAAGTCTGCTTGACTGTAAGCCTCGGCCACGATACTGATTGGGGAACTGTCGCCTGTGATCACAACTGAGCACCCCCTCTCCTTAGCGATAGCTAACAGGGCTGGCGGAATGCTAGCAACGCTACCCCCGCTGTGCAGCTTGAGCACTAACCACTCCTGTAGCACTGGCGCTGTAGAGTACCATGGGTAGACCACCGCTGTGAGCACTAAGTACCCGTCGATGACGTAGGCGTTATCCTCAGCCACCTCGGCCATGATAGACGCAACGGCTGTCTCGTAGTCGATGCCTACGGCCCAGCCATAAGTCTTAGCGTACTCTTGTAGCTTGGTTAGGGCAGCACGGATAAGCCCCTCGTCTAGCTCGTCGGCTAGTCTCATGACTCAACCACGTAACCGTTACGCAGCTCTTTTAGCACGGCAGCGATGCCTAGCTGATACCCTGCCTGATGGGCTGTAGTGTCTGCGGTAACAATAGGGCGGTACATTTTGCTTTCTAACTGCCGGTAGACCTCAGGCGCTAGCCTAAATACTACCTTAGTTGGTTCCGTGGTGGGGGTCATTGTGTTCCTTTGGATAACGTACTACTGGTACTGAATCAAGAAAAGAAGAAGTCGCTCTCAAGGACTTCCATTATGTCTAACGAACCCTTGCTAGGTAGGGGCGGCAAGCCCGGGTATAACGCAGCAAGTTCTGCTGGTGGGTCACAGGCTAGGTACATGGCAACGAACTGCTTACGGATTGTATCGAACAATGCTTGGGCGTTTGCAGCGTGTGTACCGTAGTCATCGTGAATCATGGCGAGGGCTGTGATTCCTTGCCGCGCACAGTCCGCTGTGGTAAGGTGTAGGTGGGCGGCGTCCAAGCTGTGAACGAAGTTCGGGGCAAGGCCATTAGCGTGGCGGTTAACGTCAGGCTCCTCGCTCTCCGATAAAACCCGGATTTTAATTGGCCCGTGGAGCCATGTGTTAATCCTATGGACCTCAGCCACAAAGTAATCTTGGCAAGCCGGAAACCCCGAGGGCGTTGTCCACGCAATAACGTCTGTATCATCTTTACGTCCCTTCATTATAAGTCTAGCTGCTTTACGCAGCCAGTCCATAGCCTCTCGGCCCTTAACCACAACGTCCCCGATAGCGGGCCACACTGCGGACATGAGTAGAGTAGCTGCCCTGCGATACTCTGTCTTGTCGAACGTAGGACCAAGGCCCTCACGTAGGTAGTCATCAATGATGTACTCGGTGGCGCTACTCTTTGTCACACCGTAGGGTGTGGTCATCACGCTGCGCTTAACAGCCTTGCGGCTGATACCGTGGACTAACCACTTGTCCCGCATCGCTGCTTCCGCTGGCTCAAGCACCATAGCTGCAAGGCGCTTGGTTGCCGCTGTTGCTACGTTTGCATAGATGTCCTGCATCACCTCGTTGTTAGTAAGGTTCGTAGCCCGCCCGCCAATCTCGTCCCTAAACATAGCGCTGAGATTTTGTAAACCGTTGCAGCTTCCATCCATGCTGATTGGCAAGTGGCTTACGAATGTCTCTGGGTTCTGGATATATGACTCGTACTCAAAGCACCAAGCCAAGAACTGTAGCGGGTCCCCTGCTTCTTGCCAGCCTGAGTTGTTCACTGGGTCGGCAGCAAAGCTAAGCAGTAGATCGGTGCGGTCCTTGACCCACTGCATACGCTCAGCTAACGTGGCCTTATCGAAGCCCCACTTGTTAGCGCCCTGCACATGGAACCACTTAACGCTGTTAGCGTCCGTCAGGGCTAGCCCCTCGGAGAAGTGGATGAGGGCCTTGCCCAGATCGCTGCCCTGTGGGTTGAGGCCGTAGGTCAAGGGGTACAGCCTGCCCCGGCTATCTGCAAAGTACACGAAGTAAATTGCGGGGTAGTCACGGAACATTTCAGCAGCCCGGGTGGCTGAGTAGAAGCGAGCATAGCGTACACCTAGTAGCTTGCGCTGGGTATGCCACTCAGTAGCCTCTCGCTTCCAGAGCTTGAACTCTTGGAGCTTGTCAGCGGGCCACTCTTCCTTAGGCTTCTTAGTCCACTCCTCCTTCAACCACTCGGGCTTAGCTGGCGCTGGTGAATCCGCCAAGCTAACAATCTCCTTGGTGGAGAACTCCTTAGCCACTGCCATGATGGTGTTAAGTAGCCGGACATTAACTGCCCATGCCGTGCGCTGCAATGCGTTAACCGCGCTGAACACTACGGGCATATCGGCATCCCGGCCCCGCAACCTAGCTATCGCACGACCATGAACGAGGTTACCGTTAGCACGGCGCATCTCCTTGGTGTGGAAACCCCCTGTAACACCGGCTGCCCAGTCCAGCGGGGGCTCAACGCACGGTCCATACACCGGCATGGTTACCGCAACGTATGCCTTAACCTTGTCGATGCGCTCTACGATTTCGGGGTTAATGTATACCTCGCGCTCATCGCGCTTGTGCCCTACTCGCTTCTCTCCCCCTAGCTCAATGAGCCCCGCTGTCTCCAGCAAGCCCATAAGGTAGAAGCCTACTTGCTCACGGCTACCGATGTCCCACTCTACCACGGGGATACCGCGCTGCTTGGCTTGCATTGTGAACACCCGCATACGGTGCCGGGCATCCTTAGACATACGCCGCCCGAAGTCTTGGGCTAGCGCTTGGTAAAGCTCAGGCGCCTCAGCGTGTATCTGAGATAGGACTAGCTCACGGTGTACCGTCAGGCCGATGCCGTAAGCAAGGCCGCGATGCGTCTCGGGCTTGCTGGATAGCATCGTACTAATGGTGTGCCGCACTGCGAGGAAGGCAACTGCTTCTGCGTCGAGGCTACCAAGTAGCATAACGTGCGCCTGCCTACGCCCTGCTCGCTTGACCTCAAGGTCTGATCGGATGACACCAGCGAGGGGTAAGACGTATTCACTGAACAGCTCCTTAGAGTAAGGGTTTTGGTGGGCACGACCTTGCTCTTCGGCACGGGTCATTGATGTCTCGGCGCGGGTAATCCCGCCTCGGTACATTCGCGTCTCTACTTCTCGTTGGTCAAGTAATGTCATACGTCTGATCTAATGCCTTTAAATCTCGGCTCCCTTAGGAGCCCGTTAACTGTAAGGCCCATTGCTTCTACCTCTATGTACTGGTCGAGGATAGCGTTTGGGTTATTGACATACTCTTCTGCCTGCGCCTGTGTCAGGCCGGTACTTACCTTCTGCACTGCTCCGTTAAGGTCGAAGCACAGCACACAGGTTACCTTACCTGTCTTGCTGCCTACGTCGGCAAGGACTGCTCCCACCTGTACGGTATAACTGATGAGGGGCTTGATCTTGATGAACTCACCGCCGCTACCTGAGCCCACCTTGTAGGTGCTGTTAGCTCTGGCAAGGATGGCCCCATCAAAGAAGCAATCGGTGCGGGCCTTGTTCTCAAGGGCTACGCCCCGGGCCACTGCCAGCGCATGGGCGAGGCTGTACTCTGTGGGCCGGTGGCCCACAGCATTAGCCCCAAGCACGCTGTATCTGGGCACCAGCACCTGAGAGGGTACAGTGTTGTTGCGGTACTTGACGAGGTTGCTTAGCCGGTCGATATACTTAGCGGGGTAGATACGCCCATCGCTTTGACCCAGAACCGGCAACCCGTCAACCATGTCGAAGGGCACCATGTCGAAGGGCACAAACTGTAGCTGGGGTTGTGGACTATGCCTACGGAACGCCCCGCTGATTACGTTGAACTCTTGCCCCACCATCCAAGCCTCGCCGCAGATAGCTAAGCGCCCCTTGACTAGGGGGTAGAGGTCAAGTAGGCTAGCAGCAATGTGGTCCATGCTGCGCACTATCTCCCCGCTGCGGCTATAGGTAGCGAGGTGCTTGCCATCCTCGAAGCAGAGCACTGTGTGGCACCCATCGTACTTAGGGCTGATTACCCAGTCAGTATCGGTGATAGCTGCTAGTGCTTTCTTGCTGAGGTTCTCTAACTCGATAGCCTTATGGACGATGTAAGAAGCCATGCTGTGGGTAACTCCGGTCTGTGCGATTCATCGCCAATACTATAGTGTCTACTGCGTCAAGGAACGTAGTAGTCGGTGTTAGCTTGTGCTCAAGCTGAGCATACAAGTCTGCCTTGCGTTCGTCGATGCCGAAGTTGATAGCGTCTACACAATCGTAGATGTTATCAGCGATCTCACCCAAAGGTAAAGACCTATCTCGTGCATACAGTGCTGAGGCTAGCACATAGGCGTTTCCTAAATTACTCATTCTTTTTATTCTCTAATTCTATTAACAACTCGATGAAGTGCTTAGCCTTCTCAAGGTCCTTGATGCCGCCCTTAGTCCGCCATCGGCTTACGTACTTGATTACGCAACCCTCAGCAAACTGGATGCCATTAGAGTGGATGTACTCTATAGGCTGGATAGCTAACGACTTGTAGTGGCTACCGTCTACCTGAACAGCGAGTGCTGATTCACTAGCCGGCGGAGCAGTCGTGGTAGTTACTTTGTACGCTGTCCCTATCGCCCCGGGTTTGAAAGTTTCTTCTACTTTCATCGTCTCTTGTCTCGTTGTGTCACGTACCACCTCTAAGTTACCGGTGCCGTGGAAGCCCGGGTAGTTAGCTAGATTTACCTCCTCCGGAAACACAGCGGTAACCCTATCTGTGTCTCCGCACTGCATACCATTGAAACTACCTATCACTCTCTTTACTGTATCTCCAATTTTCATGCTTATATTCTCCGAATGGTTATAGATACAACCTAGCTTACACTAGGCTGCGATCTATTAGTTAGTTAACAAACTCTGGCGCTTAGCCTTAGAGTTTTGAGTGTACCTCGACCGAGCAAAACCACCGCACCCGCCACATTGGTAGCGGGTGTACTCACCTGTCTGGGTAAGGGCCTTCTTGTCTAGCGCTACTAGGTCGGTACTAGCGCAGCGTGGGCAGCGCACCTTGTCATCGTCGTAGTATGCTGCCACGTTAGGGTGGCCGATCATGTAAGGACGAAGCCGAAGGTACAGCAACTCCGTAGCCGGTACGTCGATGCAGTTATACTTCTTCATGACGCGCCATGCTTTAGGGTTACCCTTCAAGCACTCGGTCCACAACTCCATACCCGGGAACTCTGAGTGAGCATACTTAGGGGTATCCGTAAGGTGCTTACTTAACCACTCCAGCCGGTTGCTTGTGAACTTGGCTACCTCACGCGCTGCCAGCAAGGTGTCGATAACTTTGATGGGTGGCAGAGGCATCATGCCTGCTTCGATGAAGCGGGCATTGATCTTCTTCATGTCGAAGGCTTTACCGTTCTGGGTGATAACGATATCTACATCGCTGAGGTCAGCGTGCAACCTGACTAGCAGATCGCTGTCATCCCGGGGGTCCGCCTTGTCGCTCGTGTCACAGTAAGTAACTTTTTTTTTACCTAACTCTTTCAAGCAGTAGGATAAGATACTCCACTCTTTCACAATCTGGTTCAAGCCTATGTTAACCTTAAACAAGGACCAGACATAAGCAACGATAGGGCTAGTCTCGATGTCCAGCGTGACCACCTTAGGGCCTGCCATTACTGGCAACTTTCGCAGGTAGTGTCACCGGTCTGGTCCCGGCTGCACACTAGAGGCTGATCGCTATCAAAGTCTAGCTCAAGTTGCGGACCGCTTACTAGCGGTCTTTGCTCGGGCAGCGGCGTTTCGTTTGATTCTTTTTTCGTCATCTGTTTTAAAGCTATTATGTAATAGCCCCGTTTGGTTTGTAGTATGACGCTGCAAGTAACCTGCCACCCCCGATAAGAAGGATGCTAGGTTAACCACACCGTAGCGTTTGTAATTGTTCTCGACCTTACCGAGCAAGGAGTTACACCCCGAATGAAGCGTCGCCCGGACTGCACCTGTAGCATGATCGTGGTCCAAGCAAGGCTTAGACAATGGCTGTTGGCAGATCGCACACCGGTTCCCCTGTGCTAGTGCCAACGCTTCCCGTGTCTTGGCTATCTCCGTTGACTTGAGCCGCCGAGGAATTGATGTTATCTGCGTCACGTATCCGCCTTTCAATTTCAAAGTAAGCCTTAGCGAACTCATGTTCGCCATCATTGAAGCAGGCTAGCGGCCCGCCGGGGTTTAGGCAATCGTCCCAGTGCTCGGGCACTCGGCGCATCCACAACAAGCACGCTTGCTCCATCATCTCGACTAGCCAGCGGTCACCATAGTACGTACTGTACAGAGCTGCTACTCGCTCAGCTATGTTAGGTACTACCCCGTCTAGGAGTTTATTGGCAGTGATTTCGCCAATGGGCTTAGCCTTACCCTCAATAATGTACTTAGGCAACCCCGGGATGTTATCCGCTGTGTCCCCGTGTAGCATCTGCAACCAGAACCACTTAAGCCCGTACTGCTTCTCGTTAAAGATGTAGTCCGTGTTAGGTGCAACGGTATATACCCGGTGGCTAACCCAATCAAGGTGCTTACCGGGCAGCATACGCATGTCCTTGTCCTGTGTGTAGATGACTACATTCTCAGGCTGTCGGTGGGCGTAGTACCCAAAGAGGTCGTCGGCCTCAGCTACTGCTGTGCTCTCTACCTCAAAGGGGAACTCAGGGCTTTCCATGTAGTCCCGAAGGGCACGCCAGTTACTTGGCCTACGGCTGTTAACCCGCTGGCCTTGGTATGGCTTGACCCTAGCTATAGCATAGCGATGGCCCTTGTGGCTACCGCTTGCTGTAAGCAGAACAATCACACGCTCTGCCCCGACTACTCGTGCAGCCGAGGATACCTTGTCCCTAAGTGCGGCACGGGCTAGGCCCGCATCACTGTCATCCTTACCGGCACAGTAATACGCTAGCCCGTCACCGTCAACAAGGAGGATTCGAGAACGTACTACTGGTACTGATACTCCCCCCATCGGGGAGTCAGAAGCCGCACTCGCTATAGCACTAGCGAATGCGTTGGTCATACGATACCGCCGAGGGCATCGTTAGTTACGGCGGGGGCCTGCACTACTGGTGCGGGGGTAGCGACCTCTTCGCGCTCATCCTCCTCGCCCACATCTGGGAGGTCAAGGGGCTGGCCCAAGCCCAGCAGCAGGGCATGCATCGGACTACCTTGGAAGTTAACGGCGGACTTGATGGCGTTCTGAAAGACGTTCTTGCTCTTGGCCTTGGCAGTCACTACGCCCTTGTCGTCCTTACGCTCGGGGTACTCGCCCTCAATGAACAGGCTACCCCACTGGGTCATGTCCGCCTGCTCCCACAAGAAGCATCGGATGTCACTGAGTGCAGCGGGGACCTCGATGTTAACCCAACCTGTCTCGCTGTCCTCATCCTCTTTACGGGGCGGGGCGATGGTGTACCCACCAGCATTACGTAGCACTGCGTCGGTGCGCTCCTTGCCATCCTTGCCAGTCCACTTGTCGTGTACAACCTCTACCTTGAATGCTTCGCCCAGCAACTGCGCAATGTGTACTGCATCCTGCTTGTAGTTCATGCGCTGAAAGAGCTTGAAGAAGTTAGCCTTCTCGTTCAGGCTGTAGTTCTCGTCGATGATAATGCGGACAGGAATCTTTTTACCGTCGTGCTCGCCGGGCGGGTGGCGCTTACCTACCAGTTCAAAGATAAGGCGCACCTTCTCCTTGATCGTAGGCACCCCCTTGAAGGAGCCCTTCTGCTTACCTAGCTCAACATATCCCACGAAGCGAGCAAGGCCCGGCCCCGCTGCTGGTGGGGCGTAGTCGCTACCACCTGCTACTGATTTGGTTTGGTCTGCGCCCTCTGCTGCTGCCTTAGCGCCAAGTGCTTTGAAGTCGAGTGCCATGTGATTAGTCCTTGATGATGTTAGTGATCTTAGCTGCGATACGTTCGGCCTTGTCTGCGTCTTTGTGTAGGCCATCGCCCTCGGCGTTAGCCTGACGTGCGGCCTCTCGCAAATTACCTGCGGTCAAGTAGTGCTGGTCTGCCTTGTTACGAAGAGCGGCAACTTCCTTGGTAAGTTGGGCGATGAAGAAGTTGAGGGCCTTGATAATGATAGAGATGCTCATGCTATTCCTTGATAAAAGTTGGTTGATAATTTGCCATGTATTGCTTGCGCAATTCTTTTCGCAGCCCTGCTGCACGTTCCTTGAGTCCGGGTATCTTGTCCTCGTCCATCATGCTGGCGCCCCAGCTAGTGTCACTCGGTACGGGTACAGGAATCTCCCATTTGAACCAGTATTCCATAAGGTCTGATGCCCCCTCCATGCAAGCATGAAGCAAGGCCGCTGCCTCAAAGGCTACGCTGGCGTCAGCGTCTGAGTATACCGCATCGTGGACTTGGTTAACCAGCAGCGCCAGTCCTCCAAAGTTCTTCTCTCGGTAGAAGGCCCGGACACTGAGCCACATCGCGGCCTTAGCCCACTCACCGCCGCTGCCCTGCACAACGTAGTTCCTAATCTCAGTGGGCGAGAAGCTAGCGGTAATGCCCCGCTTGCACAGATACTCCGGGCTAGGCTGCTCGTTGTACGAGTACAACTTACCATCCGGGGTGCGGAAGAAGCTCTTGCCTAAGTGGCAGATAACTCCCGGCATGTCGGGGTGAGGTAGAGTACGCTCGGGCTTACGGTCACTCTTGATCTGGGCTGTGATGTCCGTGTAGTACGCACTAATCTCTGGGTAGCGGGCATTGTCTGCTGCCCTAAGCGCTGCTACTTCCTCGATGGCCATGCCCGTCTTAGCTGCAATGGCGGGGTCCCCTGCACCGAAGGCAGACTGGAAGCTGTACTCCTTAGCCTTGGTCCGCTTATAGTCCCATGCCTTGTCGTACTTGTCACCCTTACACAGAGCGTACACTTCCTCGTAAGGCATGTGCTCCTTGGCTGCTAGCTTAACGCAGTGCATGTCGAGGCCGGCCTGTAGGTCAGCGATCAACTGCTTGCACTTGGTAAGCACTGCCTGCACATAGACCTCAAGCGAACTAAAGTCAGACTGAATGATCTTGCCGTTGGGGAACCGGCTAGTGAACAAGGTCTTAACGTCGGACTTGTTACCCTTAGGAATGTTCTGAAGGTTTGGGTCCGAGCTAGACAAGCGGGCAGTCACCGTGCTGCACATGTTCAGCTTGTGGTGAATGATGCCGTCCTCACCTACTAGGGTAAGCATCCCCTTCTGCTTGCCGTCATCGTCCGTCGTGATGTAGTACGTGCCGAGGTCCTTGGACATAGACATCAGTGATGCATACGCCTTGAGGAAGGGCACACCACTGTCGGCTAGCTCTTCGATCACGCTACTGCTTGTGCTCCACACCCCGGGGTCAGCGCCAGCCCATGCTTTCTTGGGCTTAGTGTAACCAGCAAAGGTATAGGGGCGCTTGACTAGCCTGCTCTTAGGCTTGCTGTAGTCATCAACCTTAACCTTCTTGGTCTTGTATTCGCCAGCATTCTTGCCACCCTTAAAGGTAGCATACATTAGGTGGGCCTTGTCGTCGAATGGGTCAACGTTGGTAGTCATCCCGTCGTCTAGTACCCAGTGCTGCTCGTCCTTCTGGGCGTAGCAGTAGTCAGCCTGCCATGTACCATCAAAGCCCGGGGCTACCCATGTAGTAGTTCCATCTTTGTGGTCATACTCCCGGCAGTCATACTGCACAGTGCCCCCAAAGAACAACGCACTACGCTGCAAGGTACTACCCCAGTTGAAGTCAAAGGGCAGGTCAGCGGGCAGGTACTGCACAAGGCTAGCCGTTGCCTCGTCTACTGCGATCTTTAGTGCAGCAGCTAGCTCGATACCCTTAGCCTTGTCAACGTACATCCCGTTGCGCTCTGCCTCTACTGTAAACAGCAAGGCCCCCATGTTGAGCAAGATGCTGTTAAGCTGGCCGCAATCCCGGGCTCTGGCTATCTGGGCCAGTGCAATTTTTTCAGTATTTTCTACGTCGCCTAACTGCCACTGCCCGTTCTCGTCGTTGCCCCCACACAGGTAGCGGGTAAGCAACTCGGGGTCTATGTCCGGGGTGTTGATACCCGCTGCCCATAGGGCCTTGACCTCATCAACCTTGACGTTACCGCCGTAGCGGGGAGCAACCTCATCGAGGCTGAGCATCTGGTCCTTCTGGCCCATGCCGTTAAGCAGGTACTCAGCAAGCTGGCAGCAGTATAGGATGCCCCCGTCTGCAACGAACTTCATCCACGCCTGTAGATTAATCTCGTCTTGCAGTGCATGGAGAATGTCGAATTTACCGTTAAAGGTAATCACCATCTTAGCATCAGCAAGGATAGGCACAAGCCAGCCCGCTGGTGGGCGCTGTTTACCGTAGTTAGCAGACTGCACCTCGCCGCCCTTGTGTTTCCAGCCGGCCATAACCACCCAGTTGTCGCTGTCGAAGGGGTTAGCCTTGCGCTTGAAGCTACTCGTAATGGTAGTCTCAAGATCGAGGGTTACGTAACTCATGCCCACTGCCTTCCAGTTTTGATGTGGTGAATCATAGCGATTGATACACCATACTCTGCTGCTAGTAGCCGCAGGATTGTACCCGAAGCAAGGGCTACTTTAATCGCCTCTGCCTCTAACCGCGTTAACTTGCGGTAGCGATGGCGCTCCTTCCGATCGTTAAGATTATCGCCTTGTGTGCCGTAGCTGAGATGGGCGGGGTTAACGCATAGCCTGTTATCACAGCTATGTCGTACGACCTGGCCGTCGGGGCACGGTCCTAGCGCAACGTGTGCTGCCCACCGATGCGCTAGCCACAGCACGCCGCCCCGCCTTACTTGACCGTAACCGTTGTTTTGTGTGGTGCCCGTGTGTAGGGTGCAGTCCATGATACCTCCTTTAATATGGATATTGTACTACAGGTACTATAAACTTCCGTATCCCAAGTGCAGTACGTCATCCAAGCCACTCCATATTAGGGGACTGTGAGCGCAGGCGCTCGGCCCTACGTTGCACATACTTTTCCAGTTGGGCCGGCGTCAGCACATAGACTTGTAAGTGGTACTCATACGAGTAACCTTTGTCGGTTTTGATAATAGCATCCTGTGCCAACGTACAAGCAAACTGCTCAACCAACCTACTACGGACCATTGAACCTATCAACTTGTCGTCAACCAGACCCGACTTATTTACCATAGCTACGCCACCGTAGATGTTCAGCTTGGCCTCAGTGTCATGCGAGAAGCTCATTCTGGTAACTCCTCGTAGTGGTGATACCCTTCGATGCATCCCTCTGCTGGGCCATCGCTAAACTGTTCGCCATCCCAGTCCTCGTTGTCGCACCGGTGTCGCTGATCGTTCTTGAACACGCACTGAGCGCAGCTGGGGCTAGCGTCAACATCATCCGGCACAACCGCATAGGTCTTGCCCATAAACTTAACTGTAATCATGCTTCTTGCTCCTTGTATCTGCCACGTTGTGAATCGAAGAACACCTCTTGCGAGGGGCTACCCCTCTTGCCGGTACGCACGCGCTTGTTCTTAGTTGTTCCGATATACCGGCTGTTCTCCAGCACGGGGTCGTTAAGAGCGCCGAGTGTAATGATGACATCTGCCGCCCCTTGCTTACCAGTTTTACTATCCTTGAGCTGGGGTAAGGTGGGATAACTAGCGCCATCCCCATCAGCACTAATCTGCGAGGTTGCCATAACAGCGCAGTCATGCTTGACACCCATGAGACGAGCCCACTGGTACATGGCTTCCAATAGCTGATCTGTTCGTTGTCCATTGTTGTTAGTCTCGCCCCCAAACTTGATGTTGTCTACCATATCGAAGAGCACAACGGCGGGGTTATGCGCCTTCATGATGTCCTCTACCTCGTGGTTCCAAAGATCATGGATGTCAAAGACACGCAGCGCCCCGGGCCTACCGCCTAGAGCGGCGGCATACTGCTGGCGCACCTGTGTCTTGTACTTCTCGAAGCCTGCGCTAGCGGGCTCGTTGCTAAGGCGCACTAAGTCCTCGGTCGTAGCATTAAGCGCAGCTTGAAAGTTACGCATGATGATCTTCTTACCCGGGCCCTCGTTGTTGAACCACAAGATGCTACGGTTCTCGCCGGGGTACACCTCGTCAAGCTGTGCTGCCATGAACGTAAGCTCTGAGGCACAGAAGGTAGTCTTACCCTTGTCGGGGCGGGCAGCAATGACAACAAAGTCCCCCCCTCGTAGGGGCTTAATGTGCCTGTTAAGGCAGGGCAACCGCCAGTGCAGCCCGGTGTCATTCTCCTCTGCCTTAAGCAAGTCCTCAATAGGGTCAAGCACTTGGGGGTTCTTAACCTTGCGGTCCACCTGTTGCTCGAAGCGCTCAACGCTGTTGCGTAGTTCCTTGTACAGATCAAGCTCGTCCCCGTTGTTCCACTTCTCAAGCAAGCTAGTAACACGGGCCGCTGTATCAGCAGCAATGAGGCGCTCCATTAGGCCAGCCTCTAGCTCGGGGCTAACATCATCCATGCTCTTGCTTATGATGGCGGAGTACAGTCCGAAGGCTTCGTCCTTCATGTTAGGGTGGCGGAAGCCACGATACCAAGTCAAAAACGGCCCATGCTCTACGCGCTTAGCGTCAGGGAACTCCCGAAAGAATACCCCGAAGTCGTCGAGTAGCTCGGTTGATAAGGGTTGAAGCGCACCCTTAGGCACGCTGCGCCGTAGTCTGTCGTACCGTTCGCGGTACTTGAGTAGCCGTAAGGCTGTTATGTCGAGTGAGATAGCTGATTCTCCCAGTTAGCGTATGCCTCGCGAGGCGTGACACCGCGCCCTACGGGCTGGCATTCAGGCCCGCCTATCAATATGGCACATACCCATACGCCGTTGCCCCAAGAACTCAACCAGATGCGGGGCTTATTCATGGTTATCCTCTGCTGTGTACAACACCCACACAATCTGCCCACTACGGGTACGGTTTGTGTTCATGATAGCTGGCGGTGACTTTTGATAAGGCGACCCACCCCAGCGACTAAGCTCAGCAAAGCGCGGGGTCACGCTGTTAAGACGAAGGCCCGAATATTCTGCAATCTCTTGCCCGGTTAGGCCAGTCTTGTACTTGTCAAGCAACTCAAGAATCACATCCTTGATGCTGGCTTTCTTGGGCTTAATAGATACCGCCGCTGCTACGCTAGTCGGAGCGTCGTTAGTTTTGTGGTTAGTGGTGGGCGGCACTAGCTTAAAGTACTCCGCGTTGTGCCACTCACTGTCAGAGCACTGCGCAGCAACACTACCGTCATCGCGGCGTAGGTCTACTAACGTAAACCACTGTTGACCGGCCTGTCGCCACATCTTGATATTGCTAACCGTGCCTGTATCGCCCTCGTACACAATCCAACCATCTCCAGCGTTAAACGTACCGGTGCGCTCAACGCGGTCACCTACTTTAAATGTCATCATAGTTATTCCTTGGTGGCTGTACAGATTTCGAGTAGACGGGCAGCTTGGGCGCTACGGGCGGCGCTACGGGCGGCGCTACGGGCGGCGCTATCGGCGGCGCTATAGGCGGCGCTATCGGCAGCGCTATAGGCGGCGCTATCGGCAGCGCTACGGGCGGCGCTATCGGCGGCGCTATAGGCGGCGCTATCGGCAGCGCTACGGGCGGCGCTATCGGCGGCGCTATAGGCGGCGCTATCGGCAGCGCTATAGGCGGCGCTATCGGCAGCGCTACGGGCGGCGCTATCGGCGGCGCTATAGGCGGCGCTACGGGCGGCGCTATAGGCGGCGCTAAGCTGTGTTTGTGTAGCCTTGCCGTTTGCAAATGCTTCTGCGACCCGTAGTGCAGCAATACTTCTTGGGTCGGTTAGTAAATGCTCTACCTGCCTAGTACACCACACCGCGAATAGGCGTATTTCCCGATCATGCCCCTGTACGGCGCACAGGCTCCAGATAGCATCGTCTAGGCCGTTGCTTTCCAGAATGGTTGCGATTGACAGTGGCTCATTGTCGGCCTTAGTCTTGCCTAAGTGGGTGAGCAAGGTTTTCCAGCCGCTTTCACAGGGACCTTGTCTCCGAATCTCGTTAAGTGTTGTCATCATGCTAATAACTCCTTGATCTGTTGTCTATGAACTAGCTTAGGGTCAACGGCACTACGTATATCCCTAGCTACCAGGCCCGCGCCTCGTAAAGCAGCGAGCACTTTCTTAGCGGCCCGCCTACCGGGTGGGTCTGGGTCTAGCCACACGTTGACCCTACAGTTGCGCTTGACTAGCGATGCCAGTGTATACTGGCTTATGTTCGTCCCAAGCAGGGACCACCCCTCAGCGACTAGCCCCACCTTGTACGCACTCAGCAAGTCCTCGGTAAGAGTAACGTCCCGAGCACTACCGTACATAGGGATTACCCCTGCCTTGTCAACCATCGGGGCCATGTATTTCGGCTGGCGGTTGTCCACGGCCCGTGCCTGCCAGAACAGAAGGCCCCCAGAAGGGCTCAGAACGGGCAGCACGACGCGATTCGTGGGTGGGTGGTAGTATGCCCCCAGTTTGGGCAGATCGGCCCTACAGAGGCCCGCTTTCAAGAGCCATAGTCGGCATGGCGGGGGCCATTCGTCCCACATCCGCACCTGAGGGCCGGGAAGGGCTATAGAAGCCTGCATCTGGGCATCGGCTGCACACTGCCTGCCTAGGCGCTCAAGACGCACTGTGAGGGGTTCTGGTGCGGCTGGGAGCCATCCTGATTCGTTGCACCTGAAACAGAAGGCGTTCAGGCCCTTCTCGTCCCGGCGCACGGTCAGGGTACGCCCACCGCCGCAGTCGTGGTCTGTTCTAACCCGCCCACCTAAAGGCAGGCCATCGGCCTTGTCCTTCCAAGAGGCCGGGCTTAGCATTAGCTAAACAGTTTGCGGAAGAAAGCCTTAGCCTTAGCCCACCCGCCGCCCATAAAGCGGGGCTGGGTAAGCTCGGGCAAGTAACCCCCACGGGCCATCAAGCGATGCACGAGTGGGCGGCTAAAGCTGCTGTAACTAACGGACGGGGTTTTGCGCTTATTCATAATCAATCCTTAAGTCCTACGGGATGTAGGCCAAAGGCCGCACCTTGTGAGCACGGCCTTCAGTCTATAACCTAGAGGTTACGATTACTCAGCGTCGTTACCGTCAACGATAGCCGCTGGGTAGATCACGATGAACTCAGCATCGAAGCCTTCGCCCACTTGGACCTTGATCTGTGCAGGAAGGGCCTTGCCATCCGCCTCAGTCTTGGGCTTAACGGCCACAACAACACCGACACGTTGTGTAGGCTCAGTCGTAGCAGTGCGGCGACCATGCACAAAGGTGACGTTATCACCAACAGCGGGCAGCACGACGACCTTAGCGGTCTTGGGTGCAGACACGATGTCGTTCTCGATGTTGTAACGCTGCTCTTGGAGCTTGGTAATCTTGGCATCAATCACAGCAATACGCTCAGCCTTGGTAGGCGCTGCCTTGACAATCACCTCAGCGGTGTTGGCGATAGAAGAAGAATTGTCCAAAGAGTCGTTGAAGTCGGTCATAAAGTTTCCTAGTTACGTTAAACGGTATAGCCAAGACGGCATTTACCGGGTGCGGAGTTGCACCTAGAAAGGCACTCGTTAGAATGCCCGACTAGCTACATTTGCAGGGATTTGGTTACGGGATTAAACCTAGGGCGGCCCTTAACCCATTTGTCGTGGCCCTCTGTTATCTCGTGCTGTAGGATGGTGTATAGGTACTTACTTTCGTAGTGTTGATACGGGCTGCCAAGAGAGCCGCACAGCGTCTCGTTAGTCGTAAGGTTCTCAATCACGTACAACGTAGGATGACCATAGCCCACTACAGCAAGTGGATAATGCTCGCCCACACTATGATTCTGCAAGCCCTTGTGCTCAGCGTGGTGCCCCGTGGGTTGGATTAACTCATTCATGCTTATCCCAAATGAAGTGAAAGAAATTGATGTTAAAGGCGCCCCATTCCTCTGACCTAGGGCCGAACAACCGGCTAAGCTCAGGCTTTTCCGGGCAATAGATAGCAATGCAGTCTTGCTCAGCGGCCACAAGGCCCCCCCACATGGCTAGCCATCGGTGGATATTGTGTTGGAATGTGCCCTGCACAATGAGCATGGGCTCGCCTACCCACACATGCTTAGGTGCAAGCACAAGCTCGCCCCTATAGCCGGGTTCCATAACCACGGGCAGCAGCTTGGTGATGGTACGCAGCCTATGGGGCACACCAACTATGCTATGCGATGAGCCTTTACCTAGGCCGATGTTAAGCGCAACATCTTGACCGGCCAGCGGCCAAAGGCTATCGGTTTGGTAGTTAGCGTCCATAACGATTATTCCCCCGGTTACGTGATACCCATTCCCGGACATACCGCACAAACTCACTAGGCGGGCTCAGGTTCGCTTGCACGGCGTGGTCTATGGCTACCCCTGCTTCGAGCACTTTGCGGGGCGCACAGAGGGTTTTAAGCTCCGTTTCGATGCTCATGACAAATCACGGGCAAGGGCGGCCCAATAAGCTTGACCCTCTGGTGTGTCATACCAAACGAAACCCCCCCAAAGTAAATCAGCGGGGCGAGTCCTGGACAATATCCTGCCTAAGAATGCCGGTTCAGTAGGTAAGCCAAGTTCTGTCATAAGGCAATACTGCGCAGCAAGCTCAGCATCTTCAAATGTAAGCCCCGCATCATGCAGCCGGGTGGCGATTAGTGCAACATCATGCACAAGTTTCTTACTCATAACGAGTTCTCCTTAATAAGTGCAAAGCGCACTAGAAAGCCCTATACATAAGGCAATCTGGTAAGCTTTAGTGAAGATTAAACTCAACTTCGATAGGTACTTTATAAGGGCCTGACATCGGGTCTGTCACAATTGGGCCACGCCTTGGGCATACCATGACGTTGCCTGAGTGAATGTCGTTGAAGGCATCCCATCTGCCTACTTCCTCACCAGTAAGGCTTTGAAGGTAGTACATAAATTCTTGGCGGGCTTTTTCAAAGGCAGACGAGTACATAACATCATCTAACTCGGCATAATCAAGCCGAGAATATGCTTCCATTACGGCCATATAATAGCCATCCTCGATCGCCGTTACTTGGTGCACCTCAGGCATCATAGGCATAAGCGTGCCAGCCTCACGGCGCAACATACAGAACTCAAGCCAATTACGTGTACCGTCATTCTCCCCGATCTTAACGATTTTACCGTTAGTCATACGGTAAACTTTGCTATACAAGCCCTCAGCCAAGTATTCGGCGGTACGCCCAACGGACGCAGTAAACAAGTCTTTTTGATACATAAATACCCCTAATAAAGCGCACTCCAAGGCCGTCGAATACACTACGGCTATGGGCTGAACTTTGAGCAAAGACGTTCTCACACTTTAACGCTATCTAAGAACTGTAAAGAGCTAGCGAGTGAACTAAGCGACTTAACGCAACAAGCGCACTACATAACCCACACTTAGCATATGGGTTACATGGTAGGCTTAACGCAAAGGCCAGTAGGCCCATTGCGGTACATCGAACTCGAATTCGGCTTCGCCGATAATGAGCTTAAACAAGTGCTGCCTCAACAGCAGGGACCATAACACTTGCTGGAACTTTCTCGGGCTTGATGTTAGCAAGCGCACCGATAGCCACCAGAAGCTCATGATCTGTGCCAGCAGCAGCAGCTTTCTTAATCAAGGCCATAACCGCACCTTGCAAATCAAAGGCTTTCTTGATTGCATCTGCCTTGCTATCAGCGAACTCAAACCAAGGCTTAGCCGTAGCACCCTCAATGTCGGTAGTGCGGTTCTTGGCATGCAGCACGGGCTGTTGCTCCTTAGTCACCTTATCCATGTTCTTGGCAACTTTGCCGAATGCAAGACACCATTCCATGAAGGCAGCATGTTGCCCACGGCGCAAGACGTTAATCAAACGATTCAAAGGCATAGTGTCCCCGTGCTTATCCAAGTGCTCTAGGCAAGCCAAGCCGATAGATTGAATATCCGCTTCGGCAGTCGCCAAGCGCTTACCCAATGAGTCGATTTTGGCATTCAGGGCACGGGAAATTTCTTTAGTGTTCATGATAAATCCTTTAGGTTAGCTAGTAATCTAGCCTGAAACACACTAACGGCTCTCCATCATAAGTGAGCACGATTATTCGGACTAGTGTGTTTCAGGATAGACTCTATCCATGTTGTAGTTAGGCGATTAAGAGCCGAGTATATAACCTAGCTAGCTTACGGAATACAACTTGGTTATCAAATATCCGTAAGCCGTTCGGTATTCGATATAAGCATTCGTCAAGAAACCTACCAACGTAGTTCATGGTGTCTGCTAGCGTCCTAAAACTTTAGCAGATTGGCCGTGAGTACGTTAAATAGTGCTATCAGTGCACGTATCGTCTACTCTACAACTTTCCCGTCAGGCATTCGAGTAGGGACGCGGCTTCCCCTATCTATTTAAGAGTAAACTCTTAAGGCCATCAATCGTAAGTAAGAAATCAACAGATACGCGATAAAGCCATACCTACCAACCCCGACAAACTCTAACGCTTCACAGCGTTTTGCTATCTCACTGGGTTCTATTCTAGCACAGTTTGCAGTTACCTGCAATCCTTGCTATAAGCCTTAGAGTCTTGCGACTCACTAGCTATCCAGAACCTCTATTCTATCACACTATCTACATCAATCAACTAGCTAATCATCTAACCCTTACCCCTAGGCCAACTTGTAGCCACTAGCAATAAAGTCCTGTTAGTTACTTCGCTATTTAATTAACTGTATTCTATCATACTTTCTAAGCCTTGCTGTAAGCCTTAGACCTATCGGTCCTAGTCTATATCAGCGCTTTCGGTATGTCTGTATTCTAGCATACTCTTATCCAGCTTGTCTAGTGTCTAGTCTATCAGTCCTATCTAGTCTATCTCTATAGCTACTTGCTCTATAGGTCTTGCTCTAAGGCTACTAGCTACTGCCTCTACTCTCGCCTACTCTCTATGTTATCGAGGTGTCCTCTCTCCCCGGCTGTTCCAAGCGTGCTTGGCAGGGCTACTGGCTGCTTCCAGCTTCATGCCTTCGCTGCTAATAGATACAGCGCAGCTTACAAGCGGTTCCTATGAGTATTACAGGTACCGATACCTAACGTAGTTCCGACTAGCTAAGCAGTACGCTAAGCATTCGAAGGGTGCAAGACTATCTAAGCAACAGCGATGAGAATCATCAAACAGATACGCCCACTCCGCCACGCCGTGTAGGCCATGAGCAATACCCGCCCACAATGCCCCGCCAAGGCCCCTAGAAGCCCCTCAGAGCCCTTCCGCGGCCCTCGCCCTGCCTACTCCCCCGGCTCTCAGCTCGGCAGCTCTGAGGGCTTTCTGCTTGGCGTGCAGGAGAGCAGGGCCTAGGCCCATGGGGGAAACGGAGGCACGCTTTATTGGAGGTGCCCCCTTACAAATTCTTACTAAAATTAGCAATCTGCTTTACGGATAGCCTTGCTCACTAACCTTACTCTGTAAGACGAATGCTCCGCTAACCAAAGCTGTGACCCTGAGCCTAAAGCAAGAGCACCCTTGTAAGTCTACTCGCCACCCCATAACAGGTACGCCTGAGAAGGCCGCTGTCTCGGTGATGGGCGTAGCCGGGGTAAGGTCTTGGGTAGCCATTACGTGCAGCAGCACCCAAGGGGCATCATCACTTGTCCTACCCTCTGCGCTAAACCTAGCGCCTACTGCCGTAGAGGTAATGACCTGCACTAATGCAGTTCCTCCACCATCACAGTGATGCTCGTGTGTAGCGGCTACGGCTGTAAGGCTTGCGCTTCTCTTTAGCGAGTGGCTTGTGTTAACAATACTCATTATTCTTTAGCCCACATACGTAAGCTCTCCTTGTCTGTATTACAGGTACTGAGACTAGCTCTATACTCCAAGATGGTAGCAGCTAGTCCCCCGTTAGTCTTAATCTTCTCAGTCACCTCCGGGCAGTTAGCCAAGAGTTCTACGGGAGGAAGCTCTCGGACATATTTAATCTGGGTTTGGCACCCCGATAGAAGGCCCAGCAAGGGCACCAGAAGGGCCGCTGAGCGCATTTTGAACCTCAGGTGGTACATCGGTATCACTCCATGTTTTATTTGCTTGTAGAGCCTCTGAGAGGCTGGCTTGGGACTGAGCCAAAATGCGCCTCTGAGAGACGATCTGAGCCTGTCGGGCTACCAGCACCTTCCGATCCGCAGCAATGCGCTCTGAGGCCCGTTTAGAGGCCTCCCTGAGGGCGTTGTTCTGCTCCCGGAGAGTGCTGACTGAGCCAACAGTGTGGTAGAGCCCTGCACCTAGGAGAAGGCACAGGGCTAATAGTATGCTAATTGCGTATTTCATTAGGGTTAGCGCTTTAGGAAGGGTGGGTAGAGGGTCACTTAGCAACCCAGCCCGATGAACCGGTGCCTGACTCTTTGACGTAAAGCGTTGTCCCCGCCCCGCCCGAGGTGTTGACGCAAATTGATCCTACTGGTCCTGTTATGTTGCCTTCGGGCGTGGTGGTGTGCTTGCGTAAAAATGGCATCCCGGTAAATGTATTGCCGAGGTACATGATGTCGTTGTATGTGTCCCTCGTATAGACCCGCTGATATCTCAGCGCAGTATCCCCAAGGTGTAGCGTGTCGTTCGCCGTAGGCACAACCGACGTGTTGACGCTCAAAAATGCGGGGTTGCTGGTATTAAGGCCAAAATACTTGGTTGGTGCTGCCGTACCGTCCCCGTAGTAAATTCGGCCTGTCTGTGCATCCACCCACATTCGCGGGAAAGCATCTGTTGTCTTTTTGTATTCGACCCCGTTAGCGTACTCATTCACAGTCCAATCGGTGTCTGCGATTGCTGCATTTAGCACATCTTTTGCGCTGCTGTAAATCCGTCTAATCGGGGTTGTGGCAATGTCGCCTCCGGTATTTCGGAGTGCCGAGTTGATACCAAATCCCGATCTTGCGTGGCGGCGTGCGTGTACCAGTTCACCCATCAAGCCCACACCTGTAGCCGAAAACACAATCAGGTCGGCCTGATATCCGCCCTCAATCACATTGCGGGATGTTTTGCTGACGTTGCTGGAGTGCCCCGTAAACAGCACTTTCGGCAACACGGCAGCAAAGGTTTCCCAGCGCCCGCGCCGGATCACGTTGTCATTACCGCTGATTTCCGCATGATATTGCGGGACATTGCCTTCAAGTGATGGTTTGTCAAAAATGTTATTGTTGGGCCAACTTGCTGTGCTGTTGGTCACATCAAAGGGCAGTATCTGGATTTGCCGTGTGCCTGCAACTTCCGATCCTTCAGCGTCCCGGTAGTGGTAGCGCCCGCCATGGCTCATATTTTCATTGACCCATGCCGTAGCGTCTCCCGGCTGCAACTTGTGATTGATTTGGTTGTTTTCAAAGTACAGCACTTCGGCATCGTTGTACGAGTGCCCAGACGAAAACGCGGTTTCCAACTTGCCGATGGCAAAACCTTGGATGTGCTTGATCTTTGTGTCGCAGTGCAATAGCCCGACGAGGCGAACTCCGATACCTTGACCCAACCACCCTGTCGCTGGTTTGGTCATATTTAGGATTGAGCCGAGATACACCCTCTTGTGCAAGACGTTATCGACTGGATTTGCCGCCGACCCCGTGCTGACCTCTACCGCGACAGCGGGCGCTCCGTAGACTAAAAATGTTGCTTGCGAAAAGTCCGTGTCGCCCTTGAACACCAGTTTGGCCGCACCAATCCGAAACGTCCCGTAACCGACGAGCCTTTGACCCAGAATCAAGGCCCCGTCAATCGCGGCCTGAATTTTTGAAGTGGTGTCGGTAGCGGGTGAACCTGTTAATGCGTCTGCTTTTTCAGCGGCAGTGAATTTGTCAAATACACTGACCGTGCGCTTGTTTATGTCATCTTGAGTAGTAGCAACCCCGCCCACCCCAGCAGGCATATACCCAACTAAACTAGAGCCGGTAGGTGCAGCAAGCACATCCGAGGTTACGATAGTGCTTGTCGTGGGTGGAATAGTAAACACTACGTCGCTAGCCGTATCTCCAGCAACCAACGACACCGAGCCCCCACTAGGGGCCTTTAACTTAATTGTAGCCATGCTACCTCCTTCGGGCTAACACCCAGTAATGAATTGCTCACTCTCGTAAGCACGGCGCTTAGTCAGGCCAGCTAGCTTAATCCCAGCAGCGTAGTCCCAGCGGAGGAACTCCAAGCCTGCGCCCTTACAATCATGTGCATTGAGCTTCTTAAGCAATGTGCTCTTGGCTAGGTTACCCGAGCCCACGTTAAACGTGAAGCTAACAAGCGCATCGTACTGATGTTGGGTAACAGGCACCTTGACTAGGCGCTTAACGGCAGTCTCCGCTACACGGGTATCCTGCTTAAGGAGTTCCGAGCACTCAGCGGGGCTCTTGATCTGACCCATACGGGCAGTGGCAGTGTGTCCCGCGCATACGGTAACAACACCCACGGGGTCGCGGTATGCTTTGGGCACCATGCCTTCGTGGACAATGATGCCCCCCGCCCCAGCAAGGCTGAGACTGAGGAAGGCAACAGCTACCCGGTTCTTTACAAATTGGGGTAGCTTAACCATTAGGCGATGGTGTTAGTAACAGCAGCCGCGGTGAAGCTCACTGCTTGGTTACCTGTTTCGTCTTGCAGGCGCAGGGTAGCGCTAGCATTCTGGGTGTAGGCCACGCTCACGGAGCCCGCCACCAAGGGTGCGCTCAGGTCTAAGAACACAAACGGGCCGTCGATGGTGACCTTAGTCACAGTACGGGCCTGCACCGTAACAGCGAAGTCCCCGACTGCGGGCACATGGCCTTTATCCAAGCCCTCACCGTAGGTAAGCACGATGCGGCTAGTAGCCGAGGGCGTAGCCGAGCGGGCCACGATAGCGGGCACGGTCACATCTACGAAGCCCGCCACTGCGGCAGAGCAAGCATCGAAGAACCCTTTGAGGGGACCTGCACTGGATGCCTTGCCCGCGTTAACGGGGATACCAGCATTAATCTCGATAGCGCTGATAGCTTTAGCAGCCTCAATGCGGATACGGATACCGTTAGACAAGAGGCCGGGAGAGGGGAGAGTTTCTACACGCATGGTGTTTCCTTATGTTAGGCGCCGCATTAGCGGGGCTACCTATATGACGTTAACGACGCCGGCGTAGCATAGACGTGCCCCTAGTAAGGCGTGAGTCATAGCGGTTGTACCCAAGTGGGTCAGAAATAGCTTCGGCGTGAGCCTTAGCAGCCAAAGAAGCTATTTGCTTCTTCTGGTCCAAGGCCAAAGCCTCGGTGAAGTGCCTAACTGCACCCTCTACCGCATCAAGCCGGTCATCGTGGATGAGCGCATTGCGCGTCATGCTGATCTTGGCTAACTGGTAGAAGAAGCTATACGTTAGGCGGAGTGCAGGGGCGTAGGATGAGCTTGTTTCCAAGTCGTGCCTAACAGCCTCTTCGGTAATTATTAAGGACCCCCGGCCCATTACGGGTTCGAGGGTATCAATGATGCGCTTCTCCTTCTGCCCGTGTACGAGGTCATCCTCAATACCCGCAGATGGGATAGCCTTACGTAGGACTGGTGTAAACACCGCCCGGAAGGCACCGAAGCCCATGTTCTTTTCGATCTTAACCACAAGCGGGCCTTGGCCAATACTGGCGTAGGGCTTAATCCGCTCAGCCAGAGCCTCTAGTCTGTCGGGGTCATACCCGCCCGGGATGCCACCAACCCGGAGGAGGTAGACGTTACCGTTCAGAAAGCCCGCGATAGCATAGGCTGTTTCGTCAGCGTTAGCGCCCCCGCCTGCGGGGTCTATGTAGGCCACAACGGCTTGGAGCTTTGCAGTCTCCTTACTGATGTCGTGTGGCAGCGCCAGCTTGAAAGCGTGCTCGTGAACAGCGTAGTCCTTGAGGCTTCCTTGAGTCATACCCCGGACCACGGACAATGGGAATACCCCACTGCCCCCGTCCAAGACGGTCATACGCTCAGCCCTGAGGGGGTAGCGCAGGGCATCCATCATGGCGGTGTTCAGCATGTGCTGTAGCTGGAAGTACGCTGTGCCTTGATCGCGCTCTTTCTTCTGGAGAGTGCTCTCGTCCAGCAGGGCGTCGTCGAGTGGCTGACCCTGATCGCCCAGTAATCCCCCACCGGATGCCAGTGAAGGGTCCATAGCGAGCCGCTGGGCGATCATTGGGGCGAGCCCAGTACCATAGTGGCCCCGCTGCACTGGCGTGGGGTAGCGACCCGGCCAGATGCGTGCAACGACCCCCCGTGCTGGCAGGCTGTTGTAGATGGACTCCATCGTCTGCGGGGTCCCGAGCCAGATAATGCGCCCCGTGCTGTTGATGGAGGTAAAGTCCTTCGTCAGGTGCAGGAGCTTAGCCCGTTGGGTAGGAGTAGCGGAGTTCTTGCTTGATTCAACGTCATCGGGAATCAGCAGGTCTGCCCGCCTACCTTGCAAGTTAGCGTCGATACCCACACAGTCCACGCTAGCGGACTTGTCGATACCCTTCAAGCTATGGTGAATATCGAAGCCCTCTACTGAGGTCCTATCGCCAGCGCTCTTGTCCGGGCGCATACACTCCAGCACATCCATGTTCATAAGGATACGAACGATGAGGGTAGCGATGTCTGTAGCTTGGTCCCCACCAGCGGATACGATGAGTACCCGACCAGCAGGATTGTGGACCAGATACCATACAGCAAAAGCTGCTGCAATAGTAGTCTTAGCCTGTCCTCGTTGAGCCTGCACCATAAGGTACTGCGGCCCATAGGCAATGTAGCCCCCAATGTCTTTCTGAACATCGGTAGTGCTAAAGCCTAGCTCCTCCATCACATCCTCAAGGAACGGGATGAAGGAGGCGTAGTGTTGCTGCACTAGCGTTAGCTGTTGCCAGCGCGAGTCAGATAACTCTAG